GTGTTAGCTGCTTTTTGTGTAAACCTTTTAAATACATCAGCCATCTATCTAAAAAACCACGCTCTTCTTGTAGACTCCTCTTGAGTGTCTTGTGTATATTGAGTGTTCAATTGTTGTATCATTTCCTCTAATTGTCGAATTAGTTCAGCAGACTGTTGAGCATCATACTCAGGTCTAGGGTCAGGAAATCTTTGTAGTATTAATTTTGCCATTATCTTCTACCATCGGGTTGTATATCAAAACGTTGCGTACCTAGTCTCCATGCGGTGCCTGTTGTATTAGAGACAACGTTGACTGTGAATTCTCTACCTCTTCCTCGTAAGCTTACAAACTCTGTAGTATCAGTAAAGGTTGCTGTCTTAATGACACTTGTCGTATTGTTTGGATAATATTTAAATTCTAAATTCATATTTAAAGTACCTTCTTGATTTTGAATATCAGGTATTAGTTTTTGTACAAAAAGAATATCATTACCATCACCTATTTCTACAGATCCTGATTTGACAAAAGCGGTCATGGCTTGACCATCTGCATTATTCCCTGTCTCATGTAAAAACATTTGAGTGGCACCATCAGTTAGACCAGAGATAACTTCATTATTGGCCGTGGTCGTTGGTAAGTAGTCCGAGGCTACAGGATTATCATAAACTTCTCTATCAATCCAAGTTGTTCTATCTAGTGTTCCTGTCCACCAAGTTTGCTCTAAATAGTTATAAGCCACTACTGCGTTAATTGTGTTAGACCCTGTTCTTGGATAAAACCATAATACTTCATTGTACTCACCGTTGTGACCTACAAAAGCGTTTTCTGCACCTGTTATATTAATATTGTCAAAAACAAACTGTTCTACAGTACAGGGTAGTTTTTTAACTGTACCATCAAAAAGATAAAAAGAATCTTGCGACATCCAATAGGCAACACCGTTCAAATCAAGCCCTGCGTGACTACCAATGATTCCACAGTTTTGACCTAATTGTCGTAAACCAAAAGTAAAAGGAGGACCAATAAATTGCATTGAATGTAATGATGTATCTGTCCATACAAGTATTTGACCTCTTGATCGTTCTGCTGCCACGATCCGTGATCCGTCAGCAATTCTTAATGAACCAGCAGTATTTTCTGCTGTAGGTTGATACGTAGTAATATCTTCTTGATTTGAAAATCTTATTAATAAATCGTCTTGTGAATTGGGTGTGCCAATTGTGTTTTCTGTTCCCATAAAAAGTAAATGTCTATCAGGAGTTGAAACTAAACTTATTCTTGATGCGGTTGGTGCACCTGATATAGCAGCCGCTCTCGTGCTTACACCTGTTGATGTATCCCACCTAAAGGCACCACCATTTAAAACTGTTGCAATTAAATCTTCACCGAAGTTATCAAGTGACCATTGTCTTGCCTCCAGTGTGACGTTAGAGGTGGATCTTGGTGTACCCCAAGTTGAAGCTCCCCACGTGTCTGTCCCCCAACCAAAAGCTGGTACAGATGTTTCAGGTCCAATTGATATTTGATATTTAGCATTACCAGAACCACCACCACTTGCTGTTGATCCTGAGGCAGCAGCGGTTGTTGTCACTACATAGGCATCACTATTAGCAACTGATGTAATTTCAAATTCTTTATTCATATCTAAGCCATCAATAGCTGAGAAAGAATCAAAAGTAACAAAGTCGCCTTTCGCTGCTCCATGTGCAGTATCTGTTACTACCACTGAAGTTGTTGCGTTTGTAGTAAAGGGATTGGTTAAAGCTTGTGTTTCTCTAATAGGGGTAATGTCATAGGCTAAACCTTCTTCTATAACATAAAGCTTTCTATCAGTGCCAATAGCATTATATCTAGTGCCATCTAAAGCTACCCAAGCATGTTGATCACGAGCAACACCCACCAAAGTTGTAGAAATAAACTTCTCCCACCCTTTAATTTTCTGCGGTAATCCTTGAAAAAAACGTACGTTATCACCGTCTGTCCACTTGCCTTCGCCTGTATAGTCGGTGACTTCTTTATTAATACCGGGAGCTGGTCTAAAATTTACTAATGGCATGACGCCAATATATATAAATTAGTCTTTTTTAGCAACTAAAGACCCAACATGACCTTTAAATGCTCTATTACCAAAGTGAGTTAAAGGCATAGCTAAGTCAGCCCAAATCTGCCCACCACATTCTTGCCATAATCTAGAGAAGTAATAATCTTCTGATAGATATCTTATTTGTGGTTGACCCTCTTTTGTCTTTGTTTTGTATGGTCCAACAGCAAACAAGTCATAACAGTTATCAGACTTATAAGATCCACCATTGACAATTTGATCAGACTCATATTTTCTTTCAGGAAACTTCTTCATCATAGTTCTAAATACTTCTCTTTTCACAAGCATCATACCTGTGGCTGCTTCTTGCACAGGAAAGAAGCCATATTCTCCTTTAAGATTTAAAGGATCATCAAAGTTTACATTATACCCTAAAGCTCTAGCTTCAATATCATCAGGAGTAGCATTTGGAGTTTCTTCTAAAATTCCTTTTACTTTTTCTAAATAAATATGTTTTCTGGGATAAATACCACAAGCTACATCTTTATCTATACATAATAACCTTTCAATGTTTTGCCAGTTAAAACCGATATCAGCATCAATAAATAGTAAGTGTGTAGCTATGAAATCTTTATCATCCATCATCATAGAAACAATTGTGTTACGAGCTCGAGTTATTAAACTTTCATTACCCATAGATTGAAATCTAAGACCAACACCTTTGGCCATTGACCATTGTTGTATCTCCAATAATCCATGCACTGTTGCCTCTGAGACCATACCACCATACATAGGCATTCCTAAAAATATTTTAAAATTTTTGTCTTTCAGTTCTTCTGGTTTAATCATTTGTTCTCCTGTTCAAATAATTTGTGTTGTAAAAAAGGAGTTGGCATTAATTGCTTTTAAACCAACTAGGCAAGCCTAACATGGGTCTTTTATCATTTATATTGGATTCACCAAAAGGACCATCAGCATCATTGTAGTGCATAAAAACTTGACCACAGTCATATCCTTGAAAAGGTTCTCTCCAATGTTCTAATAATGTTCCTCTGTAAACTAACATATCTCCCTGTTTCAAATTAACAGTAATACCTTCCTTACCCTCTTCACCAGAAGGTTCTAATTTTATTGGCCAATCATCTCCTCCTAAATTCATTGTGCAAGATATTTCACAAGAAGGTCTATCTTTATGTCTTTTTAATTCGTCTCCATATTTATATATACGAGCGTAAGTATAACAGGGTACTAAATTAAGTTGTGTTACCTTTTTCATAATAGGCATAACCCTTACCATTAAAGTTTCCATCGCTAGATCTGCATAATGAGAATACGTATTAGGTATTTGTGCATCATTCCATGTTCCCCATGTTTCATCAAAAGGTGTCAAGAATCTGTTTTCTTGTAAATGTTGAGCCACCGCTCTTTTATTTTGAAAATATGCATAAACAAAAGACGCTACCTCTGATGAAATAGCTTCTTGTATAACAGCGTAATTATTATCTTTAAAAAAATTTAATGATTCTTTTTTCTTATTGGTCATACCTGTTCTCCTTTTTAAACAAATGGTTTTCCATTATTCCAAATTACTAATGAATAACGAGTGCCTTGTGTTACAGGAGATACTCTATGCCATACAAAAGATGGAAATACTATAATAGATCCTTTCTTACGAGCATGTGGTGATGTGAGTATTTCAGACGAACTATTTGAACTATTTCGCAAATCAAATTCTAAATCGCCTCCTGTATAAGTGTCGCCGTCTGCTAAAGAAACGGTGACAGATAATTTTCTAATTAAACCATGATCCCAAGTATTAGGTCTGTTTGTGGGTTTGGGAAAAGAGTCTTGATGCCAAGTGTAGTGTTGTGTTTCACTGTACTTTGTCCATTGACAAGACTCAGCTCCTTCAAGAGTGAAGTTCCAACCTGCTTGTCGATTAGCTTCCTTAACAAAAGGCATGATTGAATTATAAATCCAAAGATCATTCATCCAAACTATTGAGGAATTTCTAACTTTATATAATTTTGAAATATCTGTTTGGCTATCATCAAGTTGTTCAAATTCACCTGTTTTTGCAACTTGTGCATTTTTCATCTCACCATACTGAATTAGGTCATCACATATTCTTGAAGGTAATGCGCTTTCATACACAAAAAAATAATTTTCTAATCGCATTCTAAATTAGTTGATACTTTAACGATAAATTTACAGTTGGTCCAGAGTTAAAATTTTTAGTAAAACAATGTCTTAATTCAGAATTAAATATAATTAGCTGTTTTTCCTTTAATTGAACCCTATATTGTTGATGTCTTTTTCTTCCTTGTTCATATTCAAATTCAATAAAAGAAGGTTCTTTACCTGTTTTTAAAGTTACAACAACAGATATATCGGGTGAATTTTCTAAAGCATATTCATCAAGGTGATGATGATAATTTATGGATTGATTTTGTTCTACAAGTATCCCCGCACTAGCTAAAAGCACTGGAGTTTTTTTAAATTTTAAACAATAGTGATCTCGTATAAAATCAGACAACCAAGTTAATTGGATATCGTGATCAAGATGATAGTAATTTTTTAAATAACTAAATTCATTATTATTTTGTGTATTTTGATAATAGAAATTATTAAAAACATTTAAGTTTAGTTTATCAAAATTGACAGGTAGTATCTTTGGAATCTTCTCAACAATGATGCTTTGATCTACTAAATTTATTTTTTCAAACATCAGTTAGATGGCAATCCAACTTGAACTTTCAGGGTTCCAATAAAAAGATCCTTGAGGATCTTCTTTGTCTGTTCCAACCCAACGAACATTTGTTTCATCCCATGAAATGCTGTAATATTTTACAGGATCACCATATTCAGTTACAGAAGGATATGCAACGGGAGGCTGCCAAAGGCATGTTGTTTCATTTAATACGTATGAGTTAAGTTCTTTGGGTGGTATAAAAGCATCTCTGCCTGCATCCCACGTGTACCCTATACTTGGATAATTTTTTCTATAAGCTTTTGATTGATCGGAGGCTAACTCTTGATTGTCATAGTATTTACCACCTCTTGTATTGTAAGAACATTTTTTCCATAATGACCAACCATGAATATTTGTTAAAAAAGTAACGCCCGCAGCTTCGTTTTCAACACCATCTGTTGATGTGTCAGCATCAGCTACTACTTCAACGTTAAGAACTAAGTTTTCTTCTGATAATTTTGCAAAATGTGCCATGTTTATACCTATTGAAATTTATACCTTAATACTACTTTACCTGAACCACCAGCACCTGC